CCCTGATGCTAATGTCTTTAGTGATGTACAAGACGGACCGGCTTAATAACAGTTAGAGCAAAATATGAGTCTATTTAAAGAGTTTGTTGCCATAATGGTAGACAAAGCATTAGGCGACATAAAATACACAGATGGTGACTATTTTGCATTTGACAACAACCATGCTAAGCCTTTTTTACCGGGTAATAACCCTGTAAGGCAGAAGTTTAACGGCTATGTCAACTTTCATTTTAACGGTGATGTTGACATACCTGGTATTTCTGATGTAAGAGAAAAAGGAGTACAAACAGTACTCAGCAGTTTAATAAAATCATCTGAAGTCCCAAGTGCAGAAATTCAAACTGATGTAAAAAATCAGTACAATAAAAAACGTGTAACAGTCACCCACGCAGAATATAAACCGATATCATTGTCGGCGTATGACACTGTGGATAGTGCATGGGTAATTGTATTGATGAGAATGTATTCGCACTTATTTTCTAATCCGTTAGGTCAATACGATGACTCTGGCGCTCCAAGAAAAATACCTTATGACGTTGTACCTGAAAAAATTCCAACAGGTTCAGGCACAAGTCCTACATATGGTTTTAATTTAGGATATTCAGACAATAATCAAGGATATAACATACGTCCTGGAAATCAAAAATATATTGTATCACACATTGACATAGTTTACTATCATGGTCAGAGAACAATGATGTATACTTTGTTCAACCCAATAGTAACTAATTTCACAGTAGAAGGATTTGACCATGCAGACAGTCAACCTGTTATGATTAATATGGATATTCAATATGAAAATTTTACAATTAATCCTGTGATAAATGGTTTTATTGCAGAACAAGACATGGAAAGATTTGTAAATATTAATACTGAAGAATGGAAAAGACTTAGAACTTCAGGTCAATCACTGACACAAAATGACCAACCTCCCGGTCATAATAGTGCAAATGATACTAGACAACAAGCATCATTGAAACAACGAACCCTGGATTTTATGGCCCCTCAGGAAGGTGGTAAAGAAACTTCTAGGTTGAGTTTTGATCAAAGTACAAGTGATTTTTGGTCAGCCGCTGGAGGCAGAGGAGGCAATACATAATGTCTACATCTTTATATGAAACTTTTGGCAACGAAGTAAACTACGAAAGAAGAAGAGACAAAGTTGTACAATTTTTAAAAAATAACACATTAAATTTTCCTTTACCTGAAGCAGGAGTTGATATTCTAACTGGCATGTTAGATGAAACTCAAGACAGAGGTATGGATGCTACCAAGATAGACATGATTAAAGGTCGTCTTGAGGAAATTGGTTTTAACAGTGTCACAGGAAACACTTTGGCAGTTGCACTTATAAAAATTGCAGACATGCAAGGTGTACATCCTATCAGTTATTTTGAACTTAATGCAGACAGTATCAAATTAGCAGAAAACACTTACAAGGCTTTAAATACAATCAGACCAAAAGGCAATCTTGTTGGTTTAACTGTGGAAAAGAAAAACAAAAACAGCAAAATTGCAAATCTAATAAGACCTTAGGAACATCATGTCCAGTCGTTATTCACAAGGTCAATATGTAGTCCAAAATCCAAGCAAATACATTGGTGGTAAAGCACCATTTGCCAGAAGCAGTTGGGAAACAGCATTCATGAGATTTTGTGACAGTCATCCCAATATACTGAAATGGGCAAGTGAAAATGTCAAGATACCATACAGACATCCTTTTACAGGCAAAATTACTAACTATGTTCCTGACTTTATGGTGCAGTATGAAGATAAAAACGGCAAAGTTAGGATTGAACTCATTGAAGTAAAACCAAAAAGTCAAACAGTGATAGAAAATGCTAGAGGTAGAGGCGACAAATTTGCTACACAAGTGAATGCCGCTAAATGGGAAGCCGCAACAGCATGGTGTAAAGCAAAAGGTATACACTTTAAAGTTATCACAGAAGAGCAAATATACAACAAGCCATCAAGAACTACTAAACCACGTCGCAAGATGCGATAAATAGTTGCATGACCAAAAAACTCGAAGAAGAATTTAACTTACCACCGATTGAAGAAGTTACTGAGCCTGATAAAATTATAGGAGACACTCACGATAAACTTCCTGAAGTAGAGGATATTCAATCTTTTGAAGTTGCTGATGTGGAAAAAGCATTAACAACAGCAGAAAAAATTGACCATGCACTTAAAAGTGTTAGAGGTATAGATGACCATGATGTTGATATGGACGATATTGCAACACAGGCAGTAGACAGTTATCAACAATTAATGAATTTAGGCATGAATGTAAGTGATAGAGATGCAGGTAGTATATTTGACAGTGCGGCTAAAATGTTAAAAACTGCTCTTGATGCCAAAGACAGTAAGATTAATTCTAAATTAAAGCAAATCGACATGATGATTAAGAAGGCTAGATTGGATAATAATGCAGGAGAGTATTCTGCTGATACTAGTGGAAAACAATTAGTAGACAGAAACGAACTTCTTAAAATTATAAACAATAAAGAAGATTAAATTTTCCAAGGTACTAGTTTAAATCTCTCTTTGGGCAATCCTAAAAACTTTGTAGTCCATTCACTTTGACCAGTAAAATCTAAATGTTGCCATTCGTCCTTTCTCAGTAGTTTTATTTTTGCAACATCTTCCCAATCGTGGTTTTCAATAACAAGTTCTATAATTTCTTTTTTATCTAACACAGTGTCTAACTCTGTGTCGTCCCATTCATAATGAAACAGTTCCATTACATTACCGTTGTCATCTACATAGTCCAAACTGATGTCTATGCCCCACTTGGGTTTTAATTTTATCATTTTCCACAGTAACGGATTGCCTGGAGTCCAATGACTAAGTTGCTCAAGAGCGTATCCGTGATAGCCTTTACGCTCGTATAAATCAGAATGATTAATGTGTACTCCTGTTTTTTCTTCTTGGTCTTTTACAAACCAATCTTGCTTAATACATGCTTTATAACGCATGTAATCATGTGACCCCATATTTGCTTTTGCATACTCTTGTTCTAGTAAACACAAGTCGTAACCACTTTGGTCAAATCTATCTAACATATATGGTCGTGGGCAAACCATGTTTTCTATGGCATTGCCCCATGTTCTTCTGTCATTGAAATTATTTTCGCTTAGATTAAACTGCATACTTTTAGTATTTATGATAAATAAGAGTGTAACAGGAGTTTATACTATGAGAGAACTAAAAGACATCATTAACGAATCTTTCAGCAAAGAGTATGGCTATAAAATTAAAGTCGCTAGAGATTGCTCTGCTGATGATTTGTCAAAATTAGAATCAATATTGTCCAAGTACAATATTGTAAGTGCTACTCCTTGGAAAAGACAACCAATTCAAGAAAATCCTATGGAGTTTCAAAGATTAAAAGGTGTTAATTTCACAAGCGAAGTATGTAGCACAGACGTAATATTAAAATATCCAGTCAACGAAAGAATACTAGAAGTATACGTTGCAGTGAATCTAGGCGTAGACCACGAAAGAGTTTTATGCTATGGCGTCAAAGAGCCAAGAAGAATTGAAAGCGAAATGGCTGAAGAGAGACTTGAACGAGACGAAGATAGATTTGTAACTCAAGAAGATTCAGAATTAGCACAAGAAGAACAAGCCCATTATGAGAACGAAAATAAAGATGTCGATTTTAGTTCTGACTTATATGGCGAAGGTTATAACTCCAAGTTCTTAGCAGAATTAGAAAGAATCAAAGCAGAAAAAGGCGCAGACTATTTCCGTAATTACCCAAGTAAAGATGGTATTATGGGAGATGATGTTAAAGCATTATATGACACAATTACTGGTACAGCAGGCGGTGGTAAATCTCCAGAGCCTAAGCATGTTGATGTTATTAGTCAGAGTGCTAGAAGAAGTTAATGAACGATTTAGATTTCAACAAGAAGTTATTAGAAGCATGTGATTCATGTGCTTCTACTGACTCCTCTCAAGAAAGTCACAGTTATGAAAAATCATTTAACACTGAAACAGGTAGTGTTAGTGTTGAAGCACATGCTGACTCAGTTGAAGAATTGAAAGTTTTATTGCAAAAAGTAGGTATAACATTGCCAAGTGGTCAACCAGAAGTTGGGCATGACCATGACCACAGCCCATGTGATGACAGCGAAGAGCCAATGAAAATCGTCAAAGTAGATGTAGATGCAGACGAGCCAAAAGTAGATCCTTATAATAGTGGTACACCAGATAAGCAGGTTTTAACCAACATTATTAGAGATAGACTCAAAGACTATTTACGCAATAGTCAATCCTAAGCAAAAATCCTCAATTTAAATACTAAATAACTGTATGCCAAAAGGAACAGTTAATACAGAATTAGTTAAATCTGCATATTCCAAAGAAGTATATGACCAAGAAATGCTGAGAGATTTCCAGCAATGCTGTGACCCAGATAACGGCCCTATGTACTTCATGAAAAAGTATGTGAGAATTCAACACCCAACAAGAGGTGGTATACCTTTTGAGCCTTTTGATTACCAGGAAGATTTAGTTAAAAACTATAATTCAAGTAGATACAGTATTAACATGCTGGGTAGACAGATGGGTAAAACCACTGTAGCCGCAGGTTACTTGTTGTGGTTTGCAATGTTTAAACCAGACAGCACAATACTAGTTGCGGCTCACAAAGCGGCAGGTGCCAGTGAAATTATGCAACGTATACGTTATGCATATGAAACAATACCAAACCATATTAGAGCAGGTGTAGTAGAATACAACAAAGGTAGTATCACTTTTGATAACGGTTCACGTATAGTAAGTAGTACAACAACAGAAAACACTGGTCGTGGTATGTCCTTAACATTAGTATACTTAGATGAGTTTGCTTTCGTTCCACCACGTATTGCGGCTGAGTTTTGGACTTCACTGTCACCAACATTAGCAACAGGTGGTAAATGTATTGTAACATCTACGCCCAACAGTGATGATGATACATTTGCTGGTATTTGGCACCAGTCACAAAAGACTGTAGATGAATATGGTAACGAATTAGAAGTTGGTATTAATGGTTTTAAAGGTTATCTTGCAACATGGGACCAACACCCAGACAGAGATGACAAATGGGCAGAAGAAGAAATAGGACGTATTGGCGAAGAACGTTTCAGGCGTGAGCATGAATGTGAATTTATCATTTACAACGAAACACTTATAGATGCTTTATGTTTGGCTAATATGAAGCACACAGACACCCTGTACAGGACAGGAGAAACACGTTGGTACTCTAGGCCCAAACAAGACAATATGTATGTTGTTACACTTGATCCTAGTGCTGGTACAGGTGGTGATAATGCCGCAATACAAGTAATTGAACTTCCAACAATGAGACAGGTTGCAGAATGGTGTCACAATAAAACACCTGTAGAAGGACAAATAAGAACATTAAGAGAAATTCTAAAAGAAATACAAACCTACGAACCAAGAGAAATTTATTGGACAGTAGAAAATAACACAATTGGTGAAGCGGCTCTTGTGGTAATCAGAGACACAGGAGAAGAAAATTTCCCAGGACAAATGTTACATGATCCTGTAAAAAAACAAGGCGTCCGTGGACGTAAAGGATTCCATACTAGTGCAAAAACCAAAATGGATGGGTGTATATCATTAAAAAGATTTATAGAACAAAATAAATTAAAAGTGTACAGTAAAGCATTTTTAAGAGAATTAAAATGTTTTGTTGCTAGAGGAAACAGTTTTGCGGCACAACCAGGCGAAACAGATGACCTTGTAATGAGTATGATTATTGGTGTGAGAATGATTAATTATATTTCCACATTTGAAGATGATATATTTGATGTGGTAAACCAGAATCTAAGAGAGGATGGTGAACGCCCAAGTGATGATGACAAGCCTTTCGATGAGTATGACGAACCTATGCCAATTGGACTACTTTAGATAAATAGTAGTAGGAGATATTATAAATGGCAATAAGTGTTAAAACAGATGCAGACAAAGTCTTTAATTTACTCAAAGGCTACGGCTATGAAGTGGATACTTTTGATAAGGTAGGAGAAGTAGTAGGCGACCCTGCAGATGCAATTAGATTTTTTGTAGAAGATCCGAACTTATTAGTAACCTTAAACGTACCAAGAGAAGAGATACGTTTAAGTGTATCAGAGAACACAGAAGAAACTGATACATTGAGAAATCAATTGTCCAACGTTGCAAGAGACCACTTAATGACATTAGATTTTAGACTTTTCGGCAAAACACTAAAACCAACTAGCGAAAAGATTAATATAGATAAAGAGATTGAAATGGAAAGTGTAACAGAAGCAACATTAGGTTCATCATACGGATCAATTAAAACAAGTTATCAGCCACTTGACAATGTCAAGTTAGTTGTAAAACATACCAAGCCTGTAAACGAAGAAGTACGCGGTGCTAGAAGTAGAAACATCAGTAAGATTTTCATTCAAGCAAACGAAGAACGTTTCTTGTTCCCAAGTAAGAATTTACAAGGCGCAAGAGCAATGGCTAGACATATTTACAATGGCGGAACAATGCATGACACAGTAGGTGAAAGCATTATCCAAATGTGTAAAGATGCAAGAACTCTTAGAGAGTTTGTTAGGTATGTTACTACAAAAGGTCTTGTTACAGAAACTAATAATGAATATATTACACTTGCTAAGGAACACATTGACAATATTAGAAACTCATTCAAAAGAATAGCAGGTTCTAAGTCATACAGTAAAGCAGTAGAAAGTCTAAGTGAATTTGACAACATTGAAATTGTTAACGAAGTAAGTCTTGAAGACCACTTCACAGAAACACATTTTGATGACAAAGTTGGTAATGCACACGAAACATTAACAAAGTTGGTTAACAAGAAATCAGCATTTGAAAGTTACATAATGAAGTCAATTGAATTAGAATCATTTGAAGGTGCAAAGGAAGTTATAGCAGAAGAACCAATTGAATTTGCAAACCCAAATGCTAGATTAGGATATCAAGTAACTCAATTAAGTACAGTAGTACAAAATCAAAGACTTGCAGGTTACTTAGGTAGGATTGGTAGTAAGTTATCAGATGGCGGCGGCTTAGATCCTATGGAATATAGAGCAGTTAAGGCTTCTTTACTTTCTGCACAACAGCCTACAAATGTAGCAATGGCAGAAGATTTAGCAGAAGCAAAAACATCTGAATACGAAAAATTTATTGACAGTTTCGTTATATTTGATAAATAATTTTTAACTACCTGTCAGCAGTAGTATAAAAAGGTTGACAACATGGCATAAAGAATATAAACTAGGCACATAGTAAACACAAAGTTTACAAACATGGCACAAACATATAAGGAGAAATATTATGGCATCTTTGGCAGAAATTAGAGCAAAACTACAAGCAATGGAATCGAAAGGTTCTGGCTCAAAGCAACAAAGCGGCGGCGACAACGCAATTTACCCACACTGGAATATCGATGAAGGCACTTCAGCAACACTGAGGTTCTTGCCTGACGCGGATCCTAACAACACATTTTTCTGGGTTGAAAGACAAATGATTCGTTTGACTTTCCCAGGTGTTAAGGGTGGCGACATGAAGCCTGTAACTGTACAAGTACCTTGTGCAGAAATGTATGGAGATACATGTCCAGTATTAACTGAGGTACGTCCTTGGTTTAAAGACTCAAGTCTAGAAGACATGGGTAGAAAATATTGGAAAAAGAGAAGTTACATTTTCCAAGGATTTGTAACTGAGAATCCTCTTTCAGAAGAAACACCTGAAAATCCAATCAGACGTTTCGTAATTTCACCTCAAATCTTTAACATCATTAAATCAGCATTAATGGATCCAGACATGGAAAACATGCCAACTGATTATATGAATGGTACTGATTTCAGGGTAACTAAAACAACCAAAGGTCAATACGCAGACTATAGCACATCTAAGTGGGCTAGAAAAGAACGTGCTCTTGATGAGAACGAACTTGCGGCAATTGACTCACATGGTCTTTACAATCTATCAGACTTTTTACCTAAGAGACCTGGGCAAGAAGAACTACAAGCAATCGCTGAAATGTTCCAAGCATCAGTTGATGGTGAATTGTATGATGTTGAAAAATGGGGTAACTTCTACAAGCCTTATGGCGTAGATGTTCCTGCATCAGCAACCCAAAAGACTACAGAATCAGCACAAGCACCAGCGGCTACTCCGGCTCCGGCTCCAGTAGTTGAAACAGTGGCAGAGCCAACTGCCCCTCTTTCTGAAGCAGTTGAAACTCAAGCAACTGCGGCTGAACCTCAGGCTGAACCAGTAGCAGAAACTAGTGGCGAGAAACCAAGTGCAGATGACATTCTGAACATGATTAGAAACCGCGGTTAATAGGGAGATATCATGCAGAAACCATTTGACTTAAACAAATTCAGAACAGGTCTAACTAAGAGCATCAGCGGAATTAGTGCTGGCTTTCATGATCCTCAAGACTGGATATCAACTGGTAACTACACTTTAAATTATCTTATCAGTGGGGACTTCAAAAAAGGAGTCCCACTTGGTAAAGTAAGTGTATTTGCTGGAGAGTCCGGATCAGGTAAAAGTTTTATTTGTTCTGGTAACCTTGTGAAACACGCACAAGACCAAGGCTGTCAAGTAGTATTATTTGATAGTGAAAACGCACTAGATGCAGATTGGCTACAAGCATTAGATGTAGACACTAGTCCTGAGAAACTTCTCAAAATTAGTGTTAGCATGATTGATGATGTTGCTAAAACAATCAGTGATTTTGTAAAAGACTATAAATCTAACTATGGTGATTTACCATATGATGAGCAACCTAAAATGTTATTTGTTATCGACAGTTTGGGTATGCTACTAACACCAACTGATGTTGACCAATTCCAAAAAGGTGACATGAAAGGTGATATGGGTAGAAAGCCAAAGGCACTAACTGCCCTAGTTAGAAATACAGTAAACCAACTAGCACCACATCCAATTGGTCTAGTAGCAACTAACCATACTTATGCATCACAAGACATGTTTGACCCTGATGATAAAATATCAGGCGGACAAGGTTTTATCTATGCAAGTAGTATTGTTATTGCAATGAAGAAACTTAAACTCAAAGAAGATGCTGACGGTAATAAAGTTTCAACGGTACAAGGAATTCGTGCCGCTTGTAAAGTTATGAAAACACGTTACAGCAAACCTTTTGAAAGTGTACAAGTTAAAATCCCTTATGAGACTGGCATGGACCCATATAGTGGTATGGTTGAAATGTTAGAAGCAAAAGGCATTTTAGAGAAAGTAGGTAACAAACTTTCCTATGTATCACCTATTACTGGCGAAGAAATAAAAGAGTTCAGAAAAGGGTGGACAGGAGAACGTCTTGAAATAATTATGCAGGAGTTCGGACAAAATCCTAAGAAAGATGCAGATGCAGATGAGGATATTGATGTCAACGAACTAGACGATTTTAACGCAGAGGAGTTGATTGATGAATCCTGATATATTATTACTTGTTAGTGTTTGGGACTCTTTGAAGCACTATGTTCCTAAAAAGGACAGAATTGAAGCGGCAGAGCATCTTGTTAGAGTGTTCGATGAAGAAGCAGACATGATTAACATCGATGAAGAGTTGCACACTTTTGATTCAGTTCTTAAGACAGCAGTTGTTGGACATTTTGGCTTCGGAGATGACGAAGACGACGAAGACAATTGGAATTAAGTTATGGCAGGTTGGTATAATTCAGTAGTAGCAGACTTGAGCAAGATTGTTGACTCAATAGACTATTATGAAAAAGAATTAGAAGAAGCCAAATACGAATGCAGTATTAAAGGCAGTCTGGAGAAATCCAGTTCTGCCTTACCTGGCATTACTGAACATCGATTCAATCAACTACAAGAGATTGAAGCAATACTAGAACATCTAAATATAGAACTTCGCAAAGAACGTTCTAAAACTTTCCGTAAATATTTAGAAACCTACAATAGACAATTGAGCAGTAGAGATGCTGAAAAATTTGTAGACAGCGAAGATAGTGTTATTGACCTAACGCATCTTTGCAACCAATATGCTCTTTTGAGAAACAAATACTTAGGTATAATGAAAGGGCTCGATACCAAGCAGTGGCAAATTGGTCATATCACAAGACTAAGAACTGCTGGTATGGAAGACATTGTGATATCGTGATAAACATATTTTTTCAGGGTCGTATCAAAAATAAAAATCAAGTAATTCAATCAGCAGAAGATTTGCTGTATGACCTATGTCCTACTTGTAATCATGAAGTTGATATAAACATTGAGATACTAAAAGAGGTTGACCAACAAATGGCAGGATACTGTTGGGGAGACTCTGAGCATATCGAAATAGAATTAGCAAGAAACTCTGACGGACATACATACACATTATCTGAATTGCTGATAAACCTAACACATGAACTTATTCATGCTAAACAACTGATAAATGGCGAAACACATGAATGGCGTAGAAACATGAAATACATGGATTTACCTTGGGAAGTTGAAGCATATCAATTAGAAGAATCTTTGTGTGCCAAACATTTTGGTAAAATTTTAGGTTGACATTCACCTCAAAATTTTGTATTATGTAAACATATCAATATAGGAGTGAGATATGGAAAATATTTTTATGTACGACAGTGAACTGTCTTATGACCAAAACTTCACTGAGTGGAGAACTATGAATGCTGAAGAACGCAGAGATTGGGGAGATGAACAGTTGACTCAAACTGAAGCTCAGCAGATGTTTGACAAGTTATTTGGTCAATACAAACTTCAAGGAACAAAATAATTATGTCCACCCATGCTATGATAGACATTGAAACTTTGGCTACTACGCCTGAAGCAGTAGTGTTGAGTGTGGGTGGAGTAAAGTTTAATCCTTACAACAATGAAGAGCCACATGCACATTTAGAGTTTAAATTAGACATCGACGAGCAAACAACATTGGGTCGTGATGTTGATGAAAACACTTTAGAATGGTGGTCAAAACAACCCGAACATATTAGAGATAGAGCATTCTCAGATGAGGGCAGAACTAATTTAACAGAATTTACTAAAACACTTAATAAGTGGCTAGTAGGCTGTGAGCAGATTTGGTGTCAAGGTCCTCAGTTTGATATGGTTATTCTTGAAAACCTATACAAGCAATTCGGACACCATCAAAATTGGGCATATTGGCAAATTAGAGACAGCAGAACTGTGTTTAGTTTAATGGATACAGACCCCAGAAAAGGCATCCAAGAAGACCTACATAGTGCTTTGGATGATGCAAAATGGCAGGCAAAATGCTTACAAACCTGCTTTTTCATGCTGAATATCAATAAATCTTAAAAAAAATACCAAAAAAAGTGGTAAAAAAGGTTGACTTCCGAGTATAAAGACGTATAATAGTATACATAGTTAAACGAAACGGGAGTAAACGATGACTAACTTTGTAAAAATTAAACATGGTACTTACAGAAAGAATACTGTTGAAAACACTGTATTCCCTATTGTAAAGCCATTGAACATTGGCAAGAAGGGTGCTTTTATCACTGTAGATGGAAGTGAAGTTCTTGGCGATAAATTTGATAAGATCCGAGTGCTAATTGAAGATCCTACACAGGACCTTGAATATGTTACTCCGGCTGTATATGCCGAGCAACCAAAGATTGATAATTCTCCAAAAGAAGAGGAGAATGAAGAAACTGCAATCGAGCGAATCAAAGAACGTTTTGATATTTTGGATCGTATGACTCATGCTGTAGCAGAAGGTACAGTAAGAGGTATGATTGTAAGTGGCCCTC